AGCTTCATACATCTTTTCAAAGTCAGGCTTGAGATTGTCGTCGCTCATTGCATCTTCACTGACCTTTCCGTCCTCGCATTCACATGTTCCATAAGCGCTCTTGCACTTGCGGCAGTACACGTTTCCGTCTTCGGGGATGTAAGCTCTGAGCTCATCCTTCGGATCGATGTAGAGAACGAAGCGAACTGGATATTCCCAGTCTCCGCCAGCCCAGCACCAGATGAATGCAGTGCCGTCCGGAAGCGTGGACTTGAGATTCTCTTCCAAGAATTCCTTTCCTGCGTTCTCGAAGTCGAAGTCGATCTTCTCAAGATCCTTGCGTGCCTTCGTGTTGGAGTAACCGAACTCATGCAGAGCGTAGTCCCAGAAGTGACCAGCAGCGACATCTGCTGGAATGTCATCAAAGCACTTGAGTTCACATCCTGATTCTCTTTCCAGTTCTCCGAAAGAGTATTGGCGTCTTGCTGCAGCAAGAATCTCAAACATCTTCTGTCCGATGTCTGCGACTGTTGTTCCTTTCTTAGCGTATCTAGGCATAATAACCTCTTTTATCCAAATATAAGAAAAAGACGGCTTTTCGTAAACCGTCTTCTTTTCTATCCGAATGTAAAGAATTCTTTACTCTTTCTTCTCTTCGGATGTCGAATCGTCGAACTTCAGATCCTCGAAGATGACGAGCTGGTCGTATCTGGATCCGCGACTGTACTTGGACATGACAGCCATGTTCTTCGGCATAGAAGGAACTAGATAGACCCTGATGACGCCGTTGAGAAGTCCCATCATTCCATCTTCCTCTTTTCTGTGGTAGATCTGAGAGAGGTCGAGAACGGTAGCTACGTCTTCTCCGACAAAGAGCCTGTCGCCGCAGAATCCGCCAGATCTGAATCTCAAGTCGTTAGAAGACTTGAGAAGCTGTGCTACGAGGATTGCAGCTCTCTGCTGACTCCAGTGATCCGTATCGAGCTTTCGGTAGACTTTGCAGTGACCGTCCTTGATGAGATTGTTCAGGAGTCTGTCCATCTCTTCTGCTGATTCGTAAGGAGGCATCTCTGGATCACGAGGAGTCTTTCCGCCAACCTCTGCTTCAACGAACTGTCTCACTTCTGGAGAGAGACAGAGGTTCATGTCTTCTTTGCCCTCGGTGACATGAACGAGCTGAGGAACGACCTGACCACAGATGTCTACGAGGACCGTGTACTGGTAGTCAACATCTTGGATCCTTACTGGAACTGGAAGCATGATGAGAGCTTTCTTGTCCTTCTGCTCTTCGTTTCTCTTGTAGAGATCTTCCCAAGACATAGCGTGTTCCATAGCACGCTTGAAGATCATGTCGTTTCGCATCTGGTTGATGTCGATCTTGGTTTCTTCTTTGATTTCTTCTTTGTTTTCTGACATACTTTCCTCTTGTTATTTTTCCCAGTTGAAGTCTTCACCGAGCATATTCTTTATGATTTCTCTCTTCTCTGGCGTGTCTTTGTTCACGTTGAAGAACCACTTGATTCGATCTTCTGCCGAGTGCTTGTCGTTGTTCACAGCCCACTCGGTCTTGAGGCAGCGCTTGTTGATGTACTCAGTGATAGTCTTAGTTCCGTAGTGATCTACGCATCCATTAGAGTAGTCGATCTCGTGGTTCTGACCGAAGACCATCATTGGCTTTCCAGTGCTAGTGACGTAAGTAGCTTCTCGGTCATAGAGAGGAGAGCTAACTGCGAAGAGAGCAGAGTGAATGCCGTGATGTTTGAGAGACTTCTCAGAGCACTTGAGAATTACCTTTGTGTAGAAGTTCTCGCAGAAGTCTTGCGCATACTTGACATCGATCGGACACGGCTCAGTGAATCTTTCCCAGACAGGCTTCTTCTCGTACTCAAGAAGACCGTTGTCCCCGAAGTATCTCCAGTTGAAGTGGATAGCGTCATTGGCTGCGATGAACGGATGTTCCTGCACCCACTCTTGCCATGTCTTGCCGTTGAGATTCAAGAACTCGTCGATGTCGAAGAAGCCGATATAGTCGTGTCTGTCCTTGAATGTGTTGAAGATGGTCTGGTATGCTCCGCCCTGGAATCCAACTTTTTCGAGAGCTTCTCTGCCACGGATGTTGAAGTGGGTCACGTCGTTGTGGAGTCTGTTCTGACCATAGCAGAAGTTCTCTAGCCAGTGGAACGGCTCGTCGTAGTTGTCGAGAATGTAGAATCTCTTGCATCCGAGCTTTCTGTAGTAGTTGAGCCAGTCAGACATGTATGCATCTTCATCTTTGACGATAGCGCAGATAGCGAAGTCTTCCTTCTTGCTCTCTACCTTCGCTGGCGGATTCATCCAGTACTTCTCATACATCTTCACGAAAGTCGGCCAAGCAGCTTCACCAGTCTCAGCGATTCCGTCTTCATAGGGAGACTTAACATCTACGATGATGTCCTTGAGCATTCCCTGTTCGAACCAGTAGCGGTCTTCCTGAACATCGAGAACGTCTCTGATTCCACCGCTGCAGGCGTGTCCGTAAGCAGCCATGTAGTTCATCACGAAGCCGTTGAACCAGCATACGTGATTCTTCTTAGCTACGAGAGGAGCAGCTACAGTTGGACGGTCTGTATTGACGAGTTCGAAGTACGTCTCTCTATTCTCGCCGAACTCGATCTCCCAGCACTTTCTCACCATCGGCTGAGCGTTGTTCTGCATAGCAGCGCCCTTAGTGTGGAGATAGAGAACTGGCTCGTGAGTGATGTAACAGAGCTCAGCCGCCATAGCGAGCCCAGGGAGTTCGAACAGCTCGCCAGGAGCTTCTTGTTCGACAGTTATCACATCATAGTACTTAGAGAGCCATGTCAGCATCTCTTCCTTGATCTTCAATCCTCGCTGTGTCTTCAGAACTCCGAGGACACAGCGGTGCTTCTTTACTAACGACATCTTATTGAAACCACCTTTTTGTGAATTTCTATGCATCCAGTCTCTTGGACGCTAGTTATCTCTTTGAGCCATTCTCCGTCTTGACCCTTGCACGGAATTCTGACTTCCATGTCTAAGGGAAACTTACTTAGTTGTGCCATCAGGTCGCATACACGCATAGTTCGGCTCCACTTTTAGCGAAAACTCTTTACATGGGATCTTCGCTTTGACTCGCATCCATGACGCTACGATCTGACGGTGACAGAAGTCGCTCGGCTTCTCGTAGCAGCACAGAACCAGCTTATCTATATCACCAAATTTAGATAATTCTTCGAGAACGATTTTTGGATCAAGATTTATCAGCACATCTTTAGCGTAGTCGTCAAGGTAGTCTTGGACTTTCTGTGATTCAGTTCTCGGCCTGTTGCAGAATCTGTAGTGACCGAGAACTCTCAATGTAGGCGCTAGCTTCTTGTAAACAGGTCCGTCCCACCAGTCTGGAACGCCGAGACTGATGCAGACAGGAATGAGTCCGTTGGCTCTGTATTCTCCGACTTTAGCGTAGTAGCCAGTGTACATTATTCTCCAACCATGTAGAAGACGCCCTGATATGTGCAGGCTAGAGTTCCCTGAGCGCTCTGAATAGCCTTTGCAGCAGTGTTCTTAGCGATCTCGTCCGACCAGCCCTCCTGCTTGCACTCCTGATAGACAGCGCTACCGAATGCCTTCAGTGCAGTCTCTCCATCTGTTCCGAGATAGAAGATCTTCGTCTCGAACTCTTCTGTCTTGTAAACTAGATATGCCTTTGCCATAGTTTCCTCACTGTAGTGTTTCGATGAGTTGATTCAGAGCAGTCATAGCTTCCATGAAGGAAGACTTCTGCTCTGTAACATATTCTTTACCTGCCCATACCACTCGGCCTTCCCACTTCGGCGGAGTAACGCCATTCTTCTTAGTGTAGGACGGATGATGGACTGTCGTGACCCTGGCGGAGTAGCGATATGCAGCGAATGCTTCAAGAATCTCGTCAGACTGCTTCTGGAGCTCTGGCAGAACCTTCATGAGCTCTTCCTTTGCATTCAGGATCATGTCGACGTATTCAGAGTCGCAGACATACTCTTTCAGATCTCTGTCATACTCGCAGCCCTCATACTCGACTTCTTTCTCCTTGAGATATGTGATCTCGTATGGACCGATGTTAGACTTTCCGAGGCCCCACTTAGTAGCAATCATCCACTTGTAAGGAGGCATGTCTGTGTAGCCGCCGAGGTCGATGTTGCGATGCCTGTCGAGCTTGTAGAAGATACCAGTGTTGCCGATACCGTCAGCGACAACACCTATCTTGTTCTTCTCGAAGATCTTCTTTGCTTCACTATACAGAATCTTGGGCATCTTTCTTTTCCATCTTGTCGCGGATCAGAGGAATGATCTTGAGCTTAGCAGTCTCTTTAGCTTCCTTGATCTCAGCCATGAACTTGGCGCTCATGTATTCGTAGTTGTAGATCTTGACTGTCGGCTCAGAAGCGCTGAGAAGATCGAACTGATCTGCCTCTTTAGCTAACTCCTTGATCACGTAGTCAGCGTAGCGTTCCTTGATGTTAGCGTCTTCAGGAGTTTCTGCCTGAACCATCTCGCCCACGAGATCGAGAAGGACTTCTGCTTGCTTCGGATTCACTACCATCTCGAACTCTTCACCATCATACATCCAAGACGGAGTGATGACTCGGATGCCCTTTTCGAGAATAGCCTGAGTGAGAGGATTCTTCAACAGCTGATCCCAGTACTTCATGATGCTGTGGCACTTCTTCATCCTGCAGTAGATGTCGCAGGAGAAGTTCTTGAATTCATGCCAGGACATGACGTAACCGTGAATGCGGAAGTCGTTGTGATTGTCTACGAGCTTCTCGGTCTTGACGTACTTGCTGATGAGAGAGCCGTTCTTGAGTCCCTCGCCAGCGAAGTTCGGCTTGATGATGTAGTATCTCTCGTATGGAGTTCCGTCAGGTCTCTTCTGTGCTTCGATAGTGAAGTATCTGCTGAACCATACCTGAATTGGATCGCCAGATGTTCTATTTTCGGAAGTTGGAAAAGCCGACTCGTTCATCTTCTTGATGCGGCTATTGATGATTCTTTTAGTGAAAAGTCCCATGAGTTATACCTCTTTAGTTTTTGAATTTATAGCATCTTTGAGGTTGAGCTTGGCGAGCATCTCTTCCACCTCTTTCGGAGACATATTGAAGATCACTTCCATGATTCTCTGCTTTTTGTCTTCTACATCATTCACCTTCTTGCTCTTGAATGCAGAGTATGACTTGATGAACTCATAGACAGTAGGTATGTCGAAGTTGCCGTTGAATCCCATCGGAACAGTGACTGTGCTATGGATGACGAATAGAGGCTTGCCATCATTCTCATCTTCAGCCTGACGCATGAAGCGGACATAGAGTCTGTCCTTGAAGACGCTGATCCAGATACGATCGAAAGTTGGCGCATCAGTGTCATAGTATTCGATGCTCGGCTCATTGTAGTAGCTGTATCTGATCTTAGTGATGTGCTTGTCTTCCTCGAGGTGCTTGCAGAACAAATTCAGTCCTGTAGTCCATTTGTCGAGTTCGAACATCTTCTCAGTTCTCTCTTTCTCGATCTGCTTGACGACTTCATCTCTGTGAGCCTTGATCATCTCTTCTACTGTCATACCTAATGCCATTTTAATGTACTCCTATCAAGAGTTCGCTGTCATTGGATCGAACTGTGTATTCGAACGCCTTGACAGCCATGTTCACGCGATATTCTTCTTCTTTTTTGACTTTTGTCGGATCCCAGTTCACTACTACGTCTCGGCTCTCGAAGGATATGAATCCGCCCAAGATGCTGAACGTGTCTCTGACAACGAAGAGACGGATTCTGTGCCCGTCAACGAATCTGGTGTATTGACGTAGAATCTCGCTCTTCACGTTGAACAGAAACTTCATTAGAACCACCTGCTCATGTCTGTGAGGAACTGGATCACTGCTCCTACATCTTCAAGAGGCTTATTCTCGGGAGAGTTCACAGTGTCGAAGGATCCCTCCTTGTCCATCGGATCGCTTATCTGGAAGTCGAACTTTCCGTCAGTACGAGGCATGATAGCGAAGTCATGCTCGTGAATAGTCACTATCACTGCGTTAGCTAGGAGATCGATAGTGTACCCGCCATGATACAGCTTGATCTGTTCACTGAGATCTACGATCTGCTTCGGAATCTCGAAGTTAGTTTTCACTGTTTCTTGCATCGATCTTCCTCTGGACTTCAGCGAGGATCTCGTTGATAGTAGCCTTGTTGTCTTCGTTGAGACGGTCTCTTCTGAGCTGTTCCTCGTGCATCACCGTCCATTCGTAGTAGCTCATGACGTTCACGGTCGGATCGTCATACTGAACCTTGTAGGTCGGACTGAGAACGGTCTTTCTTGTGCCATCCTTGTAGGTCTTGCAAGACATGATGTGGTCAGAGAGACGCTGAATGAGGTACTTGCGGAATTCGTCGAGGTAGTGTGTCTCGCCAAGCACTGTCAGGTGTGCTACGTACTTCTCGACATCCTTCGGCTGAACCTTGGTGAAGAGTGCGATGTGTCTGAAGGAGAAGATCAGAGTCGGATTGTAGGTCTTTCCGTCATCCTTAGAGAGAATGTCGATCAAGTTGTCGTATTCTTTGAGGAAGAACTTCGTCTTCTCGTTGATCTCGCCCAAGATGTAGTCAGGATTAGAGCTCGAGTAGTACTCGATCGTGTATTCGAACTTGTGCTTTTCGTAGCGTTGCTTGATGCTGCGTGTTACAGTCTCCTTACAATCGGAGTCATAGAGAAATTCTCTTTCGTAGACTTCAGCTTCGAACGGAGTTCTCTTGAAGAGCTTGTCGTTGCGCATCTTGAGGTTGCAACCATCAAAGATGAAGTATTCTTTGTCCTTCATCTTTTCGTTGATGTATCTGAGCTTCAGGACCTGAGGATCAGTTTCGATACTTGTCTTGCTTGAGTCCTTGTTCTTCTTTCTGGAAAAAGGCCACATTTTGTGATCTCCTATTTTGAATGGTTAAAATATAAGAAAATGGTCTACTTTCGTAAACCATCTATTTTATGAAATTAGCGGATTGTAGCCCATGAGTGCGTTTATGGACCAGAGAACCTTGTCTGACTTGTTAGTTCCCTTCGAGATCAAGATGTGATCTTTGTAGAAGGTGTAGGTCATCTCTTCGTTCTTGCACGGAACGACAATCTCGATCTCTGCTGTGCAGTTGTTTCTGAGCGCCAAGAGAATCTTCATCTTGTTCTCCCAGCGGATCACTTCGACAGTAGCATCCAAGAACGGAATCTTCGAGAACGCATCTCTCGCTACACGGAAGATGGGCTCGTAAGTCTCCTGACCCTCCTTGTTGCGTGAGAAGTTCTTTCTGAACGATGCGTTCAAAATCTTCAAGTTATTGTTGAGAAAGTTTGGAGCTTTCTGCTTAGGCTTTGGGCCTCTCTTCATTCTTTACCTCTAGTTTACGATTTCCTTAGTTCTGGACTTTCCCTTGTAGCCCTGATAGTCTGACGGCTCTGCGTCCTTCAGATTGAAGAGCATGATCTGACCCTCAGGAGTCACCTGACAGAAGCAGTTCTCTACTGCTCCCTGGCCATCGAGATCCTTCAGACAGCAGTGTGTAGCTATCATCTCGGTTCCGTCAGCCATAGTTCCTACGACCATTGGAGTCGGAAGAGGAAAGACGAATACATCGTCTGTCTTTGGAATGCCCTTCTTGAACTCTTTGCAAGTGATGAGCTTGCTTACTGGAATCTTTCCGTTTGCTTTAGGTTTCTTAGCCATTGTTTCCCTTTGGGCGATGTGTCGCCTCGCTAGTGTTCTCGTATACCAGTTCTGACTTGATTATTGCGAATCCGAAGTTGTTGGACAGGTAGTCGATCATCTTCTCAAGACGGTCATAGTCGTAAATGTCTTCGTGGTCATATTGACCCTCAGAGAATCTCACGAACTCATCCCAAGTCTTCAGTTCAACTTGACCGTAGCCGCTCTTATGGAAGATCACTCTCAGCGTGCAGTAGTCGATCAACTTCTTGCTCTCGGTGAAGTTGAAAGTCGGATAGTACTTCTTGATGAGCTTGATCACCTTTGTGGGCTTGATCTTCACTTCTTGACCTCCAGATCCATAGAGAGCTGGATCTTCTCCAAGTGATAGCCCTTCTTGAACTGAAGATCGTCGAGAGAAGCAGCGAGGTGCTTCTTGTCAATGATCACTCCCTTGTCAAGTAGGCTTACGTGAGCAATGCTTCCGTCTTCGTAGAGGAGGAAGTTTCGGTCGCTGAACTGGTCGGCGCCCTGTCTGAGAATCACGTTGACTGAGTTGACCATCGGAAGAAAGTCTTTAGCCTTCTCGAGCTCAAGCTTTCCCTCAGGAAACACCTTAGTAACTTCTTCAAGGAATTCATTAGGTTTCATTGTCTTCCCTCATAGCTGCGATCTCTTCGTTCATCTCTGAGCGAAGCAGATCTCGTTCTTTGTCCATTTGAATTGCTTTCTTGTACCCTATGCCGGTAGCGAAGAGGTCACGCGTGCCCATGTGCTGCCTCATCCTGACTGCTTTGTGCCAGTCCTCTTCGGTGAAGCCATACTTCTTCTTCAGTTCGTCGTTGAACTCGACGCCTGACGGAGAACTCATTACGCCTTCGTTCCATTCACGGAGATAGGCGAGCCGCTTCTTGTCCATCTTGTCTTTTTCAGTTCTTTTCATACATACCAAATATAAGAAAAATGCTGGATCTTGTAAACCCAGCATTTTGTGTTTTTTCATTTATCGCTGTTTTAAGCGAGAGATTTTCGGTCTAGAATTGCATCGTCTGACTTACGGTACATCTGTGCTCTGGACATCTCTGCTGGTGCAACAGCTGCTTCAGCGTCGAGCTGTTTAGCGTATTCCATGACGAATTCAACGCCAGCTTGGAATCCCTGATCGAATCCCTGTGCGAAGCCCTTATCGATTTCGCATGCGTTGTTGATCGTGGCGTTTCTGATGGAGTTGCGAGCCGCTTTGAGCAGCGTAATGTTAATTCTGGGAATCATTGTTTGCCTCTTTTGGTTCTACTGTCGTAGATTCGACAGATTGGTTGTTAAAGACCATCGGATCGATCCTTGGAGCTATCCCTGGAGCTTGCGGAATCTCGCATCCGTAGAGCGCTACGAATCCGGGTCCGTAAGGAGACGAAGGAGACTTTGGAAGGTCTTTCGCCTTCTTGAGGAGATCGTCCCACAGATCTCCATTTCTGGATTTCTCTGTCTGCTCTGTGAACTCGATCTTTCCGAGAAGTCCACGAGTGTACATGTCTTCGAGCTCGTCGACAGTCAAGTCAAGCTCTGCGCCGTGCCACATCATCTTCATGGCTTTTCCCTCCATGGGTCTGCTTCTAGTGTCTCGACAATGATTCTCATGTCGAACTTGAGATGCCCGTCTTTAACTTCGTGTGTGCCGTTGAAGCCGTAGAAGTAGAATCCGTGCTGTCTGAGAAAGTCATCTATAGCTTTCTTGACAGCATCGCTTTCTCTTGAACCGTTGCTCTTGTCATTCAGGATCTTTTCGACTCCATCTTGACACTCTTCACGATAGCGTGTGATCTGACGAGAGAGGCCAGGAGTAGCTTCGCCCTCGTCAACGATTTCTGTCGTTATGGGCTCATGGTGGCTCAATCCATGTTGCCAAGGGAGAATCATCTTGACTTCGAACATTTGTCCTCCGGTACTGACTGGATCATCCTTCCAAGCAGATTGCTGCTGTTGATGTCCAGCGTGTTGAGAAGCTCAAGAGCTTGAGTCTTGTTCAGAATCTTCACAGCACGTTCATCGTGGAAGGTGATGCTGTAGTTCTTGCAGTTAGTGAAAGACATAGACCAGTAGTCTGGATAGTCATCAAAGTGATGGACAGTGATGACGAGATCCGTGATGACTTCTAAGTAGCCGAAGTGAGGTCTTGTCTTCTTCACCACGCAGATTCTGTACTTTTGGAACTTCGGATCCTTTACGTCGGTCTCATAGTCACAGTCGCCGTTGATCACGATGAACTTGTTGTTGTACTTGTCAGCGATGCACTTAGCAGCCTTCTCGTACTGAGTTCCAGCAGCCTTGTTGATCTTCTCAGAGATTCTATCCATCTCAGCGTTCAGTTCATTGATCTCCTGACGCTTCGCCTCGACGGTGTCGTCTTGGAGATAGCCGTTGATCTTGACCTTCGCGATGACGGCACGATCCTTGCTAATCTTCTTCTTAGCCATTCTTAGCTCCTGTGCTTTTGCGTTTTAAGCTCACTTTAAGGCCAGTTTTCTTCTTCGCGGTAGTTACACCTGCTTTTGATTTTACGGTCTTAGAAGCGGATTTCTGGCTCTTTGTAGGCACCATTTTCCAGTCGTTCGTCCACTTCGGATCATACTTTCCAGCGCCGGACTTAGCGATGTACTGGTCGATGATCTTCAACCATTCATCATCTTCAGGGAAGAACGGATCACGTCCATACCATCCGAGGAAGTTGACCATGAACTGACCGAATCGCCAGTCTGGATAGATAGAGTGGGCTTTCTTGAATGCTTCAAAGAGTTTGTCCCACAGTGGTGAGATTCTTTCTGGATTTCTCATTTTCCGATCTCCTGTGCTAGTTTCATGAGCATGTCGCTGCCTTCTTTGCCGAGGATTCTGGATTCCTTGATGGCTAATGTGAGTAGCTCTTGTCTCACTTCAGTTTCCAATACGTCCAGTGTCTTGAAGACGACATACGGATCATTGTGGTATTTTTCCTTCCACCATTGAATGTCCTTCTCGGACCAGTCCCACTGACCAGAGTTGGTCAGTGTCGGATGAATAGTGTTCATGCCTTCTCTGATGCGCTGCGGAATCTTCTCAACGATCTCATAAGCGAGTGCAAAGAAGTCATCGAAGCGCTTGTCACGTTCTTTCTGAGAAGTCGTGAAGAAGAGCGCAAAGGCTTTGATTGTGTCCTTGAAGTTCATTACGAGTTTTCCTTCTGCTTAACTCTCAGAGATTCGAAGTACATCAGACGAGGATTGACTTCGCCGTCTGTCCATTCGTAGTAGTGCTCAGCGACCTTGTCGACCTTGTCGATAGCGAAGTCGATAGCTTCGATGAGATTCTTCTTGACCTTCTTCCACTGATGGATAGAGATCTTATTGTCTCCGATGTAGAAGATTCGAGTCGGATTCGTCGTATCGATCGTCAATCCGTCATAACCAAGAGTGACGCCGCAGTTCTGGTAGACGGTCATGCGGTAAGGAACGAAAGTGCCCTTGTATGGAGCATATTCGAACTTGATGAAGTAGTCTTTGTTGTCGAAGTACGGGAGATAGAATGTCTTGCTGTGCTCATTGTCTTCCTTCTTGACTTCGAAGCGCATTCTGTATTCTTTGATGAGGTCGCAGAGTTCAATGAAAACGTCTCTGCCCTCGATATGCTTAAAACGGTCAATGATGATCATTTGCAATTCCTTTGTTGTATTTGTAGAATGTATTTGAAAATATAGAAAAGACTGCGGATATCTAAACCCGCAGTCTGTAAAGAGTTCTTTACATTAGATGGAGTAGTTCGGGTTCTTGACCTTGAATGAGACGCGAGAGTCAGACTTCAAGCGGAGAACGAAACCCTCGCTCTTGTGCTGGAGGTTGTTTCCGAAGACAGTGTTCCTGTCGGACTCCTGAAGCATGATGTCAGCGCCAGAGACCTTGATCCCCTTGTCATTGACAGTGGACTCAGGGAGCTTGTAGTTCTCGTCGAGAACCGGAACGAACTTGAGACCAGCCTCTTCGACCTTGGCCTTAGCTTCTTCGTATGGAAGCTTCACCCAGCGAGTCTTGATCTTGACTCCGTCAGTTCTGTCTTCATACTTCTCCTTGCGGTATACGTCGAAGAAGATGACGTCAGTGTCGAGCAGCTTGTAGATGTTGCCCTGAATGCCAGGACCGCAGTGCTCGCCACGGAACCACCATTCACCCTCTACTGCTAGCACCTTCTGATCGTAGCCGAGACGAAGGACAGTGTCCCAGAACTTCTTGCCAGTGCCGTTCCTGCTCAGACGACGAGTTCTAGAGCAGACAGAGACTTCCTTCTCCTTGGTCGGCTTTCTGAACCAGTGATGCTTCTCTACCATCTCGGTGAAGATGGATAGGTTCTGACCTTCGAGCTTCTCGGTCTTCACGAACCATTCGTCGTGGTGAGCTTCGAACATCTTCGTGTAGATCTTCTGAACGTTCTCTTCGTCAGACTTCTCAGGGAAGGACGGATCCCAAGTCTCAGAGATCTTCTTCGGAAGGAAGAGCTTGCGGAAGAATGCCCAGCGGCAGAGCTTGCGCTTCCACCAAGAGAGCTTCTTCTTTCTCTCTTCTTCAGCAGCTGCGATACCAGCTTCCTCTTCGTCTTCTACCATCTCCTTGACACCGATCTTCTCAGTCCAGTCGTCGCCTTCCTTAGTGCTGAGGATGTTGAGATCATCAGGCTTGAAGAGAATGCCCTGAGAGACGATTCCGAACTTGTTGAGACGCCAGTTCTTGATCTTGAACTTCTTGTCTCTCAAGAATTCGAACTGCGGCCACTCTGACTGACCGAGGATCGTCTCGATGGCGGAGTTTCTCGCTTCCTCAGACCAGTCTGCTCCCTCTTCTCCGTTCTGGAGACGCTTGAGCTTCTCTACGAGTTCAGGTGCATGTTCCAAGCCGTCGGGCAAGATGGATCCGACTTCGACATAGATTGCCAAGTCGCCAGTCTTGAATTCTCCCTTCTTGACCACTACGGTGTAGTCCATGACGGTTGCGATTTCGATCTTGTCGGCCTTAGGAATTTCCCTGATCTCGCCGACCTTGACGGTGTATGCTAATGGTTTTCCATACATAGTTTATCTTTCCTCTACTAGTTCTAGTTTAGATGTGTAAGTTAAAAGTCTGATCTTGTTGCAGCCCTTCTTCTCAGTTTCGACGCGCTTCTCAGCCCATGTCTTCTTGCTGTAGTGGGTGCCCTCGTGAGGACTGTCCTTCCACTTGTAGCCCTTTCCGGAGCAGTAGTACTTGACCACGTCTTCGCCATAGCCCTTAGGCGTAGCTTCGATCACGTAGAATGTGAATCCGTTTCTCTCAGCCATTAGTCGCACTCCCTTTCAACTATCCAGTTGATGACTTCTTCGGGTTCGTTCATGTTGACCTCGTCAGCGCATTTCTTGATCAGATCTGCGATGTAGAGAGTTGACAGGCACTTTCCAGCGCCGTAGCCGATGAGATAGTTGATGGACTCAGCTTTGCCATAATGGCTCATCGGTTTGTCTCCAGCTGCCAAGATTCCCATGACAGAAATGTTAGTGTTAATTTTCATTCGTTATCTCCACGTCTATGGTCACGTAGTCCTGCTTGAGGTGACGGTCGTGCTTGAAGACGACCTTCTCAAGCTCATTCACGCTTCTCTCGAAATTCTTGAGCTTTATGATCTTCTCTTTCTGAGGAATCAAGTAGTCGATTCCGTTCAGTGTGATGAAGGCGAGATCTCGGCGCTTGATGATCTGACTGATGCACTGCTTGCCGTCTTCTAGCGTGCTGTCTGTGTCACGGAGACGATTGGTAGTCCAGAACATCTTCTCCTTTGTCACGTTCAGCTTGAGATGAAGATGAACGAGCTTCGGAGATCTCAGCATCTGCTTGTGAGACTTGTCGAACACCCAGACAGAGCCATTCGTGTCGAAGTCAAACTCTTCGATAGCCCAGTAGTCGACATGAACAGTGTCGCCAGACTTGAAGACTAGTTCGATCTGTTGGTCGTGAATTAGAACTGGAGTCATGTGGCCTACTTGAACATCAGTTCGTTGAGTTCACTGAAGACTTCAGAGATCGTGTGCTCAGAAGCCCACTTCTTAGATACTTGACTGTCGCAGAAGTCGCGAACGAGTTGACTCATGCCGTAGAATTGATCAGGGACTTGACAGTCGCCGTCTTTGCACTTTACTAAAATTGCCATTGTTTTGTTTCCTTTTGAAAGTTTGTTATTTATCCTTCTCGCTTGACCACATCTTCGAATGTTTCGACGGGCTGTAATACGACCTCGTATTCATCTTGTGGAAGAAGTCCGATTCTGCCCCAAGTGCCGTGAAGGATGCCGTTTGGATCGATCCTTTCGACGACTCCAGTCGTTCCTATCAGCTTGGCTTCAGAAGCGTAGATCTTTCCGTTAGTGTCTGGCTTGAAGCCCAAGATCTTGATAGTGTCGCCTACTTTTGCTTTAGTCATTTAGCCTCCAGCACTTCAACGAAGAAGTCTACCGTCTCTGCCGCAGTCGCTGGAGCTACGATTGCCATCTCCAAGAAATTCGGCTGAGGCCTCTTTCCGTCTAGCCAAGCGTTAAGCATCAGATCCTGAAGATATGAGCTTATCTCGTCGCAGACATCGCCATAAGCTTTGTCGACCACTTCGAGCAGAGAGTTCCTGTCACTCTTGAGCTTGACAAAGAGTTCGATGTCTTTGAGGAATTTGGCTGGCAGACTTCTCATTTAGCATCTCCATTGTTAATTGTTACGTATACAATATAGGATTTAGTAGGAGATTTGTAAATAGAAAAATCAAAAATTCTTGCTAGAAGCAGTTCTCTCGGATGCAGGACTCTATGATCGACTGAGATCGATTCGCTCTCTGGCACTGTTTCACGCAGATGTCTCTTGGTTGCGCAGGAACAGCGTTTGTAGAGGTTCCATCGGTGGGCATGACTAAATAGACGGTGTCGTGCTTAGTCACATATACAGTGTCCTTTTGGACCTCTGTTGAAGCTTCTTTCTTTTCATCATCAAATGAGAATGTCTTGGAGTCATGTCCAGTCTTGATGACATAGGTCTTGGAGACCTTCTGACAGTAGTTGCTGTTCTCTGTGCAGTATGTATGAACGGCGAGCTTGAGATCTCTCTGAGACAGACAGCGGTCTGGATGACTGACGCACGCTTTCTGATAGAGATCGAAGTCTTCTACCTTGCACTTCTCCATGTTAGATGCGCATACCATTCCAAAGATCTTTGGAACAGCTACTGCTGCGAGAATTCCCATGATAGTGATCACAACCATCAATTCGATTAGTGTGAAACCCTTTTTCATTTTTACTCCTTGTTTGGTTTAGTTAATTAAAAAGGAAGCCCCTCGATTATTATGAGGCTTCCTTGAAAATAGCATATTCCTCCTAGTCAACGAAAGACCATTGGTTGATCTTTGAAGACGAGCGGTTCGGAGGTTTTGTTCACCTTGCCTACTCCCAACGCAGGGGGCGAACTACGCTTAGTCTTCTTAGGACTCGGATCCGAAGTGAAGGAAACCTTCTTTACTTCGGCCGGTTTTCTGTCTCACTTGGAGAGCTTGTCGGTAATATCCATGAGCATGCGGAGTCCAACTGCGTCCATTGCTGAACCGTTCTTGGCATCTCCACCGTTCATCATGATTTCCGGGACGAGCGGGTGGTTGGACTGAGCGAGAGCCTGAGCGACTCCAACCTTTGTCTTGTATTCCCATTCAGCCTTCTCTTGCGGAGTAAGACCAGCGCTTACGAGAGCTCGGTTAGCAGCAGCTTCTGCTTCCTTCTCAGCCTTGATCTTCTTAGCGACTTCCAGAGCCTTTAGAGCTTCATACTTAGCCACTTCCTGTTCCTTCTGTGCCTGAAGGACAGCCACTTCCTTCTCCTTCTGAGCTATCGTGGTAGCAGTGATCTTTTCTACGAGCTGTGCTGCTTCTGCGGCTGCGACCTGTGCCTTACCCTTTTCACGGGCAGTGATAGCTTCCTGCTTAGCAGTCTCGGCTTCTGTAGCCTTAGATACTCGTTCCATTTCTCTCTTCTTTACGACGTCCAACTGATCCTGAGCGATCTTGTCGAGCTTGACCTTCTGGATGACGCACTGCGAGATCTGGATGCCTGCCTTAGTTAGAGCAGACGGCTTCAAGATGATACGGCGGCCGTTAGTGTCGAGTTTGAGCTTCGTAATGGTGAATTCCTGATATTCAGCCTTCTTGATGACCTTGCCATTGGAGTCAACTTCATCCTGACCTGTCGGTTCCTTAATTGTCAATGTCTGTGTAAGATATTCACCTTCAGTAACTTGGTCAGAGAACATGCGGTTCATTTCAGCGAACTTGGTAACCTTAGCCTCTTCTGCCGTATATAGCGGAGCAGTCTTACGGACAGCGGAGAGCACTTCGTTACGGATCAAGTTGTGCTTGATGTTCTTAGAGTTTCCATAGACACGATGTAGAGCTAGAAGCTTTTCACAGTCTGTCGGAAGTTCGTATAGAACGTAGCCAGACATAGATGCGCCAGCGTTTCGGGATAGAGTTACGTCGACGTCATCTTCATCGGTGTCGTCGCCTTCCCAACCCTCGCCACGAACCTTTTCGTTGCTGGAGTTGAAGTAGAACGCCTTAGCACGTTCATACTTGAAGATGTCAGCGAAGCCCTTGATGTACCATCCCTGGCCCTCCACACAGCTCATTGTGCCGAACGGGGACTGCTTGATGATGAGCTCTGTCGAGTCCTTGTGACCGACGATGCTGAAGAGTGTGATGATTCCGAGAATTACCACCACGATGGCGGCGACGCTCAGTATCTTTGTCTTTGTGGAAATGTGTTCCATTTAGTTATCTCCTTGATTTGAGGTTTGTTGTTCTGTTGAAACTTCTTTGTTTTCTTCTGGCTCTTCGTAGTCCATGATATTGGCCTCTTCGCCAGTGTCATGTCTCTTGGACTTGATCTGATATGTGAAGGTCTTCTTGTCCCAGAATGCGAAGAACCATCCAAACTTGTCGCTGTCGAAACTCATATCTCTCAGATCGATAGCGTCAACGATTTCCTGCGCCTTCCGATTGAAGATCTTGTATTCCTTGACGCCACGCTTCTTGAAGAAGTCCTTCTTCCATAGTTCGTAAGAGAACCAGATATGGAGACCAGTGTTGATGGACCAGACCATGAGTCCGATAGCGTGATGGATTGCTTTGGCTGGTTCATTAGCGATTCCCCAGAAGGAAGCCACTATGAAGCCAATGTCAAGCGCATACCAGAAGATGAACGAGTACCAGTGTTGGAAAGTGAGAATGTGTTCCAAAAGGAACTTGAACGGAGCTTTAAATCCTTTCCAGAAAGATTGTAAAGCGATCTTCGATAAGGATTTGAGTTTAGCCAAGAAGGCTTGCAGTTTCTTCTTCATTGAAGTTCTCGGTTAGAGGTTATTAGTGTTACAGTTCTAATTTAGAAAATAATTTCCACTTTCTAAATAGTAGAAGTGGAAATTTTTTCATTTTTATTTGCGGTTGATCATTTCGAGCTGCTTATCCGAGATTGCGAGGACGTAGTGATGGATCTCTTCCTCGGTCATCTCGCGGCAGATCTTCTTGCCGAAGTCAACGCCGATGAACTTGTTGATGTCGATGAACTCGCCAGTCGGCTTCTTGATGTATGCGAGATAGCAGACATCGAGATCTCTCGGACCGTCATACTCTTCAGAGACACGGACACGCCACGGCTGTCGAGGCGGAAGATACGGGAACTTGATCTCCAATGCTTCAGGACAGTAGTGCTTGAGTATGATCGGAGTTCTGCCAGATCCGAGACAAGAGATGTGTCCATCGCAGAGCTTCATCTCTTCGAGAACATCGTTGTCGATGTCGCGATAGGTTGCAGTGCCGTCAGCATGGATGTCCTTGAACAGGCTGCTTCTGCGAACACACTGAAGCTTCTTCGGATTCCCACTGGTCATGTCGGACCAAGATTCTGGCACATCTTCGATTGGAGATAGTGGACGATCGTGCATAAGATCTTCCAGAATGCTTCTGGTGATAGCGAAGGACATTCCAGAGTGTCCATCTTCAGAGAGACACTTGTAAGCCTTGAGAGCAGAGTCGAGACAAGCAGCTACGTAGCCACCCATGATTGTTTCGCCATCTTTCTCAGCAGACTTGAGTTCTTGTTCCTTCTTGATTCGGACTTCATTTTCAGCCCATTCAGTTGTCGTCATGTTTATTCCTCTTTTCTAAGTAGTAATTTATCAAGTTGATTATGAGGTAGAATAGTTCCTTCGCTAGGAAGCATAGGAACAAAAAGACCAAGATTATCCCGACGCCCCAGATACCTGCTAGTCCAGACGGTGCAAATACAGAATAGACACCAGAAGTGCCAGATCCAGCATTCTGCGCCATCGTCAGGAACACAGCTTGGGACACTTCGCTCATCGCTTGCCCTTGGGATATGACAGCTTCGGATGATTGATGACGATTGGATCTTCGTGATGAACTGGGTACTTCTTTGCGATCGGAGCTTTAGTCTTGTTCTCTGTTCTGAGCCAGAACACGTTTCCGTCGATCGTGACTTTCTTCGGCGAGGACCACTTGAACATCTCCAAGATAGTGTTCATCAACAGGGTGTTGAGACTGTCAAGCTGAGAGTCAGTGAAGCCGTTCTTGTCCTCTCCATCGAACTCAATTTCGATCTTCTTTTTCATCTTTTTCCTTCTTCTTTTGTGGTTCCCAGCCGAGACTCAGTGCCTTCTTTATGAGGATTGGCACTATGTTGTCATACTTGTAAGACAGTTTCTGATACTTCTCTGCTGACTTTTGATCGGCCATTCCGATAGCGTATCCGAAGAGCAAGCGGTACTTCTGCGCCTCGGATTGCGCTCTGAGAGCAGCGAGAAGGAAGTATCTAATTCTCTCCTGATTCGGACTCATCCTTCACCTTCTTTCTCGTTCTCTTCTTCGGCTTCTCTTCCTGTTCTGTTTCATCTTTCTGATTTCTCAACTTCTCGATGATAGCGTTGCACAGATCTACGCAGTCAGACATATCCAGAATGTCATGGACTTCGATGGACTTGAGATAGGACTTGGAGTTCTTCATCCTCTCAGCTTCCTTGAGCATCGTTGCTTCAGCTTCGAACTTGAACTTAGCCATGAGCTCGCAGTAAGCGTTCTTAGCAGCAGTAAGAGAAGTGAATCCGTCTGCGACAGTCTGCCAGCGCCATTCGCCATCATCGCCATCGCCCTTCTTTATGAAAGTGTAGTTCTGGATAGCTAGCTTGCCGAGACCGTTCTTGATGACTCGATACGGATTCGCCATGTTTCGCTCGTGTTCCCTCGTCTCTCGGTTCTTTGTGAAGTCATGCTTGACTGACCATACGAGTGTTCCGACCACTACTAGCAAGAATAAGATTAGGACTATGATACCTACCATTTTTACCTCTTTGTTATGATAATATAGTAAAAAGAGGCTACTTTGTAAATAGCCTCAACTTAGATTTTATCGATTCATGATTATGATCACGATGCCTGCGACAATTCCGATGCTCATCAGGACATTTGCGACATCGTACCAAAACGTTGGACTTCTCTGACTTGAATCTCCAAACAGATACTCAAAGATCTTTTTCATGCTTTATTTACAGAGAGCCGATGCACTTGCTGAACTGAAGCTCATCATCTTCGTAGACTCTCATCTTAGCCCCGTCAACGCCGAGCGCTTCCAAGAACTTCACGAGATTGTCGTCCTCTTCAAAACGCTTGAGAACCATGTCAGACAATGTCTTAGAGACTTCAGGTCCATCGATCTCGATTGTGAATCTCTTTAAAGCCATCAGTAAACTCCCTTGATTGTCTCAAGCCATGCTTCAACATCCGTTCTCATCTTGAGAGATGCACCCTCAGGAAGGCTGTTGATCACGTTCTCTTTCCATGCCTCGAAGTTGTTCTCTGGAACGTAGTCAATGATCGAATCTGCGTCATTGAGGTCGTCGTATAGCATATCGAGAGTGTTCTGAGCATCACGGATTCTTTCCATGAGCTCAGTCTTGTCCATAACTACGTATTCTGATTTTACCATGTTGTCATCCTTCAATTTTCTTCAACCAGCCATTGCCGTCATCTTCGTATCTCACGAATCTGACTCCATCTTTGTTGTACTGCCGATAGCCGAATGTTCTCACCTTGACCATGAGACTGTCTAGCCTGTCTCGCTCTACCATCTCGCGCTGATACTTCTTGGCGCACTCTTCACACATGTTAGTGATCCATCCGCCAGAGCGCCAGATCTTGAACCATCTCGGATCCTCTTCATCCTTAGTGACCTTGCCGCAGAACTGACAAGTGACGGAAGACAGCCATTCAGCGATCCACTCGAGATCTTCGCTGCCTCCTCCCACCGTGTAGATTCGCAGATCTCCGAACTTCTCTTTGACGTCAGTGAAATGAAAAGATTTCTTTACATCTTCAGACTGCTGATCATACCATTCGAAGAGGTGCTTGAGATATCTCTTCCAGAGATCTTCCCAGCCATATCCGTCGAACTCCTTGTACCAGTTCTTACTGATCTTCTCTTCTTCAGTCTTGTAGACTGGCTCACGGTCATAAAAATTCTCTATCACAAGAAAAGGGTACTTCTGGAGAAGCGCCCTCATTTCATCATCAGAAATTGGAATTTTTGCTTCTTTCATGTTATTAAATATAATAACATTCAGAAGCGCTGAATTTTGCTAGTCGAACACTTTTCCGTAGTTTGCGACATCGTTGTGGAGCGCAGCAGCTCTCATCATGAGATCCTCTAGCTCCTTGTCAGAACCCCAGTGCATTTCGCTTACTTCTTTGACAGCTTCATAAGCTGCTTGCAGATGAGCTCTGGCATTTGCCATGAGACGATCTTGCCTTTCCATGTCGATCATAGTTTCTCCTACTTCTTCGGCTTGTACTGCTTCATCGTGTCGTGAGGCTTTCCATCCTCTGTGAAGATGTCCCAGCGACTCGAATAGTAATACGGCATGTTGCTGATTGCGACCGTAATGAACATGATTATGTAGCCATTCATCTGAGAGAAGAGAGCAGCCTTCATGTTGATCTTGGGATACTTCTTAGCTAGCAAGTTCTTGGCTGCTTTGATGTTACGATCGATAGCCCTGACGGCACTATCGACAGTAATTTCAGTGTCTCCCTTGCAAAGCTTGATCTCGCAATCAAACTTCGGGGCGAAGATCTCTTCTACTATCTTTTCGAATGTTGGTTTCATAGTTCCTCCCTACGGAACGTAGAGGATTGTCGGGTTGTCCTTATGGATGTCGAAGCACTTCATGTAGATCTTGTTGTCCAAGCAGTACTGTCTCCATTCACGATTCACTTCGCCGATTTCTCCGTCGAGATACTCTACGTAGTGAATGACCGTCTTGTTCTTGTCGATGGGAATCTTCTTCGCTCTGCCGAACTGTTCGCAGATCTTGAGGAAGTCATCCTGATGCTTCAGATACATGTCAGTGAGACTGAAGACGACAGTCGGCACCACTCGTTCGGATTCATCTTCGTGAATGTGCTCGATCTTGTACTGCGGGAGCGGAGGAGTGATGTCCTTCTGAGACACGTAGAGTTCCCACAGATTCTTGAGTGTCATCACGTTGAACGGCTTGCAGATGAGATGAATGCCATGCTTCGTTTTGATGACTGGAATGTTCCTTTCACAGAAGTCCTCGAACATCTTCTCTTCACGATCCGGGAAGATCGGACCATCAAGCGGAATCCAGCCGACAGTCTGTTCTTTGTAGATCTTGTCGTATGGCTGGCACTGAATCATCATTCTCATGATGTCCTTCTGCATCGGAACGTATTCAGCGTCCAGATCCATGATCCAAGTCTTGTCCTTTCCAGAAGCGTTAGCCATACCAGCAGCAGAAGCCACGAGACTGTAGGGACTGTTGAAAGACTGACCAGAAGTGAGCTGTTCGACGATGTGCTTGAGCATAGCCATAGAGATGGCGTTGTATGTTCGCTTGTTCAAGCGGATGTAAGCGCGAACGTTGAACTGATTGCAGAGCTGCTTGATCTCTTCTTCCTTTCGATCGAGATATTCGATAGAAGGAATCAGGTAGTCCTTCAGAGAGCGGGAGTGCATGTTGCCGTGATAGTTTGGATCAGGCATACCGTTCTTCATCGGATCGTCAGACTGACGACGGAGAAGCTGAACATAGTAGCAGTCTCCATCATTCTCGAACTTGAGAAGAGAGCGGATTTGAGCGAAATTGTCAACCATTGTGTTGTACCTCTTTTGTTTACACAGTCAATATAAGAAAATCCAAGGATCTTGTAAACCCTTGGACTTTGTTTTTCTCTAAAATTGCGGATTTTTAGAGTTCGTCAATAACCTTTAGTCAGGCCTTGACGGATGCATCAGTCTTCTTTGCCTTGACCTTCTTCGGCTTTTCAGTCGGAACGACCGTGCCAGTGCTCAAGTCTACGGAGATGATCTGGAGCGGCTGAGCCTGACCCTTCTTGGTCTTTTCGAGCTTGACATCGACAAGCTTTTCGATATCCTCTTCGCGGTAGTCGTTGAAGGTGAAGTCTACGAAGGAGACACGCTTGGAGCCATCAGGGAATGTGACTTCGGTGTAAGGAAGCTTTGCCTTCTGACCCTTGTAGTCGTCGATCATGATGTAGTTGCCCTGCTTGTCACGCTTGAAGGAGTATGCGGTGCGAATTTCGCCCTTGCCCTCATGGATAGCGACGAAGTCTACATCAGTGACCTTGATCTTGGCGAGATTCCACCAAGCGAGGGTCTGCATGAAGCTCGTGCCCTTGGAGTGAATAGTGAGGACCTTTACGATCTGGGAAGTTGTCTTTTTCATTTTGTTTTTCCTTTGAGTTAATTGCTACCAGCCAGTCGGACGAGCGACAGTAGAGATGAATTTGTCGCCCTGCCAAAGGAGGATGCACTTGTTAAAGTCTAAGCAGCAGTTGCGGTAGTTCTTTGCAGTGTCAACGACTCGTTCCGGCCACTTCTGGACGAGCTGCTGAGCTTCTTTGCCCTTTGCCTTCGCTTCACGGAGAGAACGAGCGTAGTTCTCGTAGTCATACGTGAAGTAGTCATCCTTGATCGATTCGTCGTGAGTGTGACCATAGAGGTTGATGAAGTGAGAGTCCTTGCCGACGTAGACCGGTTCATGAGAGAGGATCCACTTGTCTTCGACGATGACCGGAGTGTCGTAGACTTCGTTGAAGCCGAGAGCACGATAGAGGCCAGTCGGAAGTTCGTCGTGGTTGCCTTTGACCAAGAAGAGACGGCGTTCCTTAGCTACGCCCTTCATCTTAGCGACGATCCTGCGGTACTCTTCGATGGGAGCATCCTTCGGCTTGCCCTGATAGAAGAAGATGTCGCCCAAGAGCCATACATCGCAGTCGGCCGGAAGTTGTTCAAAGGCCTGAAGAATGTCGTTGTTCATCAGCTCAAGAAGCGGAGCGTTAGCTGGATTCTTGTTCGGAGCCTGCATCGCATACGGACGATTGCAGTACCTGCAGATGTTAGCGTGATTAAAGTGTAAGTCAGAGACGATGAAAGTTTGACGAGTTCTCTTGAGCATTTACTTTATCCTTTGTTGAAGTTACAAAGACAATATAGTAAATTCTCAAGATTTCGTAAACCCTTTTTCTCAGTTTTCTTGCTGTTCAGGTTTTCTTTTCTGTTTTACAGCGACCGAGAAGGATACGTCAATTTCTCCAAAATCGTCTGGATCAATACCCTTATTGGTACACTCCCTGATGAACATACCTTCCATCCACTCCCATACATCTAGAAGGTCGTGGCGGCACTTGAAGTCGCTCTTTTCTCGTATCATCATCTACCTTTTGTTGAAATTACAGCGAATGAGCGCAGTTGGAAGGTCTTTGAAGGATCCAACCCAGACTACATCTTCGTATCTGAAGATCTTAGCAGTCTCAGTTTGAGGCTCATACTCGATCGTAATGTTCATCATCGCAGCGCTGCCCTTGCTCTTTAGCAGCTCGCTTGATCGGATTCCATCGAAAGCCTGTTCTACATTTCTCGATTTCCAGATTATGAATTCAGCAAGTCCCATGGATCTTTCCCTTCCATTCTGCTATTTTGTCGGTCATTCTGTCAGGAAGTGACCTGATGTTAGTAACCACGTTCATGGTCTGCATCGGATCGAACTCATCCACTACGAACATCTTTCGGTTTCCGTAGATGTACATGAAGCTGAGATCATGTCCCTCGTGATGAACGGTTACGCTCAGAGTGATGTTAACTTCATGGAACTCGTACCCATAAGTGTAAGCGTATCTGCTGAAGAGATCCTTGACCGTCTCGTATTCCTCTTTCATCATATTCATAGTCAACCTACCAGACAGATTATGCTGTGAATCAAGCCTATAATTGCAGCTACTCCAACAGCCCCGACTGCGAACAGAATGACTGCGATTGGGTCGCAGTCAATCAGTCTCGAAACGAGATTAAAGATTCTGTTCATCTTAAAAATATACTAAAGTTTTCACTATCGTCTGAACTCTGGGTATTTCTTGTTCAGCTCGTCCCATCTATCCTGAGTGATCACTCTGGATTCATGAGGATAGACGTTGCAGCGTCCGAAAGCGCTCTGACTAGTGTCGAGAAGGACGGGATTTCCCTTGTACTTAGCTAACGTCTGTCCGATGTACTTCTCGCCGTAGTCGTTCATGTCGCCATAGTCCATCGTCTTCATGTCTGTGAAGCCGACTGACTGGAGAGCACGGATCATTTTGCCATAGTTGTGATCCTTGTCTTCGTAGCGATCTATAGCAGTCTTTACTGCATTCTTGACATCTTCGTCTGTAACTTCTTCTGCTTTAGTCGGCTTGAGTGTAGCGTTAAGGAATCGAATGTTCTTTCTCGTCAGAGGAATATGCTTGTAGTTCTCTTTTCCAGCGAGTTCGTAGATAGCCTTGTGAACGTTGTACTTGCGTCCGTCTTTGACTTCGCCCAGATTCCACGAGCTAGTGTTGAGATACCAGTTGGACAGATCAGTGCCGAATTCCAAGATCTCTTCGAGAGTCGGATAGTCTTTGCCAGTTCCAAGAGCTGGATGCTTGGCCTTTAGCCTATCCTTGAATTCTTTCACTTTGTTGTAGTCGAGACCGCCGATAGATCCACCACCACAGCTAGTCTTTTCTAGGAAGATGCTGGCGTTGAGACAGAGCCACCAGAAGTCGCCTCTCGGTCTCTTACCACCGCTTGTGTAGTTGTAGATCTCAGTAGCGCCCTTTGTGTAAGCGTCTAAGATTGAAGACTGAAACGACCTCAGTGCGAACTTCTCTTCGTGTCCTCCGAGATCCCAGTGCCACAACATAGTGGCTTGGATAGGTTCCTGAGCAGGCTTCTTTCTCTCAAGAACGAGACCAGATTCTTTTATCACCTTGAACGCTTTGTATAGCTCTTTCATATTTCCTCAAAAGAAAGTGTTGAGATATTCCAAATATAAGAAAATCTCAACACTTTGTAAACAGATTTTCGAGATTATTCTTCTGTTTTCGCTCTTTCTGCCTTTCTATTGAGCAGATCACGGATGTAGCTCGGATCCTTCTCGAGGATAGCTTCCTTGAACTTGCCACCGAAGTCTACTTCGTCTTCTCCATCGTATCCGCAGTTGAACACGGTCATGTCATACGATAGATCAGGCTTGATACTGAAACAGAAGTCTCCACTAGTGATCTCTAGCTTTCCGTCAGCCTCTTCGCACTCGTCAGGGAATGCTTTTCTGAAGACTTCAAGCTTAGCCATATCGCCAGTCATCTTAGGTCTGTATCTCTCTACACGTTCCTTGATGTCTTGATAGATGTCTTCAGTCTTGTATGAAACTCTGACATCCTTGAAGAGCCAAGTCTTGCGGTTGAGCTCATCGAGAAGCTCTTTCTGCTTCTCGTAAGTCTGATTCTCTTTTTGACGAGCTCTCCTCTCTAGGTTGTCCAAGTAGTCGTTGTATTCATCTTCATACTTCTTGTACCCAGCAGCGATAGCCTTAGAGTCTTCAGGAGACAGACCAGACTTCTTCGGCTCTTCCTTCTTCGGCTCATGAGTCTTGAGATCATCATGAGTTAGACCGAGCTGATCAAGAACCTTCTTCTCGCCCTCCTTGCGGGCTTTTCTGAGAAGTCTTCTCTCCTTGCTCTTCGCTCTCGCATCAGCAAGTTCCTCGGGAGTCATCTCAGATCTGAGCTTCTTCTCCAAGACGAGTCCCGATTCACGAAGGATCTTGAAGGCTTGATATTGATTCATCCCTGCCATGACTTACCCCTGAATGTGCTTGTAGATCTCGAAGAATTCCTTGAATGCCTCAGCGACCATCTTAGATCCGCCAGCATCAAGCTTCTTGTCGAAAGCTGCCTTAGCTGGTTCCAGAGTCTTGATGATCTCTTCTGGCTTCTTCTCCACGAGACGCTCGACATAGAGGTTCGTAGATTCGTTCAACACCCACTCGTAAGACTCGTTCACTGCGTTCACGTAAGCATCTGGACATGAAGGACCGAGAACTGCGTCGATAGTGATCAAGTGGAAGTTTGACTCTACCATGCCAGTGTCTTCGTTCACGTCGCCAACGCCTCTCGAAGAGACGCCCATTCTGACGTCCTGCAGAAGACCAGCGAGCATGTGTCCGTTCGGCATATACTCAAGAACCTTAGCCTTACCGATAGCGAAGTCCTCGTCCATGCGAAGAGAGCAGATCTTGATTGCTGCTTCTCTGGAGTTCACCTTTGCATATTCAGGATGCTCGAGCTCTCCGAGACACTCATTGCTGGTGATCAGTTTGTTGAGTGAGTTCACTTCACGTTCGATCAATTCTCTCGGATAGATTCTGCCGTTTCTGTTCTTCTTTTCAGCGCCCATGAAGACGCCCTCGATATACAGAGACTTAGATTCGTTGTCTCTGTTAGAAGTGACGTCATTGATGAACGCCTCGTTCAATAGTTTCTTAGGTTGTTCTGCCATATCGCAAAAATCTCCTGTTTAGATTATTTATACAGGAGATTCTTAGTTAAGCGGTATGTAAGAGCTATTTAGAGCTCGATTTTCTCGCAAATGACGCCATTCTGAGTCAAGTATCTGATCCCAGACTGATCATCATAGGCTTCCATGTAGTAGACTTCCTTGATACCAGATGTCAGAATGAGCTTGCAGCAGTTCAGACACGGGCTAGTAGTCAAGAAGAGCTGAGCACCAGTGATGTCGGTGTTGTTTCTCAGAGCGTAGCCGAGACAGTTCATCTCAGCATGAACTTCGAACTTGTCAGCGAACTCGTGGTGGATCTGGCGGTACTGCTCGTAAGTGAGATTGTGGATCTTGAGTCTCGGGGAGAACGGTTCACGCTCGACATACTGATATGATCCGTCCTCTTTCTTTGTAAAGATTTTGTTACATTCTTTACATCCCTTAGCTACTCCGTTGTAGCCAGAACTGAGAATTCGAGAATCCTTTACGAGGATAGCTGCTACCTGAAGTCTCGAACAAGTAGAGTAGGTCTTCAGTGAGTTGAGCACATCGATGTAGAATCTGTTGAACTTACTGCGCATCTATTCTCTCCATACGGCAAAGGGTGCTAGCGTATTCTGGACTGTTCATGATGAGCTGCGGGCAGCCGATAGCGTTCACGAAGTCGTTGAAGTCTCTCTTGAACATCGGAGAGTATCTCAGATTTCTGAACTCGGTCATGATGTCGTCTTGGACATCTACCGGAATGCAGTCGAAGTCGATGAGGGTCTTGTTTCTCTCATATTCTTTTCTGAGTCCCTCGCGATCGAGCCATTCATCCAGACCCTCGTCGATGATCTTCGGTGCAGTTCTGACAGAGACTCGCGGCTTCACATGAGGAACGCCGTCGTTCTTGTCGCCGACGATGATCTTCTCTAAGAGGTAGCGCTCCGGATTCGCAACTTGGACGAAGTTTCTCTTGATCGGATGATACTGCTTGTAGCCTTCATACTTCAAGAGCTGATAGAAGTCTCGGTCAGTAGAGACGCAGATGACCTCATAGTTCTTCGTCAAGTTCTTCGTGAGAACTGCGATGAGGTCGTCGCCCTCAGCTCGGTTGACCTTGAGCTGATAGATGTTCGGAACATACTGTCTCAAAGCGTCGCAGAACATGTCATACATCGGATAGTATGTGTCAAAGTC